ACCGCTGCTTTTTCCTAATATTATAAATACTATAGGAAAGAAATATAATGATGCTTACATTTTAGTTGAGAGTAATGATATCGGAGCTCAAGTAGCAGATGTTTTACATCACGATTTAGAGTATGAAAATCTTTTAACAGTATCATGGTTTGGTAGACATGGCCAACAAATATCAAGTGGTCATAGAAAAGATATTTCTTTAGGAGTAAGAACAACCAAACAAGTTAAAAAGATAGGTTGTTCAAATCTAAAGAGTTTAGTTGAAGAAGATAAGTTGCTGATATCTGATTATGATATCATCTCAGAACTAACAACTTTTGTAACCAATGGTGATACATTTGCAGCTGAAGAAGGTTCTAATGATGATTTGGTGACTACATTAGTTTTGTTTGGATGGCTAGTAGATCAACAGTATTTTAAAGAATTGAGTAATCAAAACATACGGGAAAAATTATATCAAAATAAAATGGATACTATTGATGATATGACAATCCCTTTCGGTATTATTGATGATGGATTGGATGACGAGTATGAACTGATGCCCGATGGTGGTGTGTGGGAAAAAGTTAATACGTTTAACAAGTAAAATCTATATCAATATTAAGAATGTATAAAGGAGAAAACAAATGGCATTTCAAGTATCCCCCGGAATAAGTATTTCGGAAAAAGATTTAACAACGGTTGTACCAAATACCGCTACGGCGATCGGTGCATATTGTGGTGGATTTCAATGGGGCCCTGTCCATGAAAGAACTACAATAACAACCGAAAACGAACTAGTTGATGTTTTTGGTACACCAGACGATTTAACAGAAAGACACTTTTGGTCTTGCGCAAATTACCTTGCGTATGCAAACAACTTGCTTGTTGTTAGAGTATGTGAATCAGGCGCATTGAACTCAACTATTGGAAATAATGCTCCAGCCGCTGCCGGAGCAACTGTATATAATGCAACTCATTATGATAGTGTAACTCCTGCAGCTGATGTTTTATTTATTGCAAAGTATCCCGGTGCTTTAGGAAATAGTTTAAAAGTCCAAGTTATTGATTCTAATGGTTGGGCAGATTCCACAATCAATGAAACCTTTCTTGCACATTTTGATGGAGCACCTTCAACGTCTGCCGATGTTGCAGCTCATGGTGGTTCACAAGATGAGATGCACGTTATTGTAATTGATGAAGATGGTTTGTGGACAGGTGTACCGGGTGAAGTTTTAGAGAAATTTGCTTTTGTAAGTAAAGCTTCTGATGCAAAACGACATGATGGTTCAAGTAATTATATTAAAGATGTTTTGCGTAATGAATCACAATATGTATGGTTGGGTGATGTAACAGAATTAACAGACTTATCAGTTGCGGCAGGTACTGCAGCTGGTCAACCAAAATCTAGTGCAACATTTCAAACTTTTGATAGTGCAACTGCTGCTGAAGCTATTCTAGGTGGGTCTATGGGATGGGGTAATAATGGTGCTGCTGTTACCGTTGCTTCAAGAACTACAGCTAATGAAGGTTATCCATTATTTCAAGTACCAGAAGTTGTAGATGTAAATCTCATTATTGGTGGAGAAACAACTACTGCTATGAATTCTACATTGTCTGGAATGTGTGGACAAGGTGCTTCTGAAAGAAATGATGCGATGGTATTTTTATCACCTGGTTATACTGCAGCTGTTACTACGAAAACTAGCACAGCTATTGTTGCTGATAAAAACATAACTAACAACTACGTTGTTTATGATGGTGCTTGGAAATATCAATATTGTAGATATCGAGATAAGTTTTTCTGGATGCCTATGAATCCTGATACTGCTGGTATGGTAGCAAGAGCAGAATATACTCAGGATGCATGGTGGTCACCTGCTGGTATGGCTCGAGGACAAGTTAAGAATATTGTTAAATTGTCTTGGGAACCTACTAAAGCAGATCGTGATGAGTTATATAAAAAGAGTGTTAATCCTTATATTACACAAACGGGTGCTGGTATTATTCTTTGGGGAGATAAAACTGCTCAAGTAACACCAACTGCGTTTGATCGTATTAATGTACGACGCCTTTTTATCATACTTGAAAAAGCAATTTCGATAGCTGCTAAGGCAATGCTATTTGAGTTCAACGATACATTTACACGCGCACAATTTGTAAATATGGTTTCACCTTTTCTAAGAACTATACAAGGACGCCGTGGAATTACTGACTTTAAAGTAGTATGTGATGGTTCAAATAACCCAGGTAGTATAATTGATGCTAATCAATTTGTTGGTGATATTTACATTAAACCAGCACGTTCTATCAATTATATCCAGTTGAACTTTATTGCCGCACGAACTGATGTTTCTTTCTCAGAAATCGGTGGTTAATCTTATAAATACTATTAAATATTAAAGGAGTAATAAAATGCCAAGTATTAATGATTTTAGTTCAAGTTTTAGGGGTGGTGTAAGACCTAATTTATTTCAAGTGCATATGTTTCCTCAAGCTGCTGGTGGAAGTATGGGCAACTTTTCTTGGTTGTGTAAAGGAAGTTCTATGCCTGTTTCACAAGTAGGCAATATTGATGTACCATATCAAGGACGCCAACTTAAGGTTCCTGGTGATCGTACATTTGCTGATTGGACTGTAACCGTATTCAATGATCCGGAAATGTCTGTTCGTAGTAAGTTTGAGGGATGGATGCGAAATATTCAAGCACATGATAATAATTATCAACGAGTAAACTCCGATGAAGTTTATGGTGTTGCAATCGTGCAACAATTAGATCGAAAAGGGAATACGCTTCGTTCTTATACTATGAAAGATATTTATCCAACAGAAGTTGCAGCAATTGACTTGTCTTGGGATTCTAATGACCAAGTTGAAGAATATGCAGTTACATTTGCTGTTAATAGTTGGGAATCAAGTCATGGTGATAGTTCAGGTAGTTCTTCTGGTTCTAGTGTATGGGGTGGAGTCCAGATTAAAGACGGTGAAGTTGATGTTAACCTAGGCGGAATGATGAAAACCGCGTTGGGCAATATTAGCGGTGCTTTTAATAGCTAAAGATATGTAAGGGGATGAGTTTCTCATCCCCTTTTTATTATGAATTTTAAAAAGGAAAACATTTATGGCTTTTGAATTATTCGGTTTTGAAATAGAATCCAAGAAGGACAAAAAGAAAAAGACTAAAACTTTTGTAACACCCGAAAATTATGATGGCGCAACTCAGATTATTGATGGAGGAGGAATTCTTGGACATTATCTCAATACTGATTCAGACGCCAAAGATGAAAAAGTTTTAATTGCTAAATATCGTGATATGAGTTTTTCCCATGAAGTTGATGGGGCTATCGAAGATATTATTAATGAGGCTGTGATCCTTGAAGAAGGGAAAGCAGCTGTTGCCTTGGATTTGGAATCAATAGATTATACAGATAGTATCAAAGATAAGATACATACTGAGTTCTCTACAATTTTGGACTTGTTAGATTTTAATCATACAGGTGCAGATTTGTTTAAGAAATGGTATATTGATGCTAGACTGTATCATCATATTGTAATTGATGAGAAAAGACCTAAAGATGGAATTACAGAATTAATTCCGATTGATCCTTTAAAGATCGAAAAGATTAGAGAAGTAAAAAAGAAAAAAGAAGGACAACTTGAATTAGTTGATGATGTTAGAGAGTACTATCTTTATACACCTGATGCATTAAATTCTGGTTCTTTTGGAATGAGTGCAGGTGTAACATCTAATGCAATAACAGTTGCGCCCGATTCAATTTCATATGTTCATTCTGGATTAATTGATAACGTAAAACAAGTTATCATGGGTTATTTGTTTAAAGCAATTAAGCCATGGAATCAATTAAGAATGATCGAAGATGCACTTGTTATCTATAGGTTAGCAAGAGCTCCAGAACGAAGAATATTTTATATTGACGTTGGTAATCTTCCGAAGTTAAAAGCTGAGCAGTACTTGCAACAAGTAATGAATCGTTATAAACAAAAAATGATTTATAACGCATCTACTGGTGAAGTCGAAGATCAACGTAAACATCTTTCCATGTTGGAAGATTTCTGGTTGCCAAGACGCGAAGGGGGTCGAGGTACTGAAATCAGTACACTACCGGGTGGACAGAATCTTGGTGAAACAGATGACATAGAATATTTTAGAAAGAAACTGTACAAGTCTTTGAATGTTCCAATCTCAAGAATTGAGGGGACTGATTCGACACAGTTTAATCTTGGAAGAGCTTCTGAAATTACAAGAGATGAAGTAAAGTTTGGAAAATTTGTTGGTCGTTTACGACATAGATTTTCTGTTTTGTTTACTGATCTTCTTAGAGTTCAATTGATTCTTAAAGGTATTATCAAAGAAGAAGATTGGGTATCTATTAAAGATCGTATTAGATACGATTGGGCTAAAGATTCTCACTTCATGGAGTTAAAGAACTCTGAGATATTAAGAGATCGTTTTGAGTTAGTTTCAATGGTTGAAGAATATGTTGGTAAATATATTTCCGCAGAGTATCTGCGTAAGACTGTTCTACAACAAACTGATGAAGAAATGAAAGAGATTGATAAACAAATAGCAGCAGAAGCACCTGAAGAAGATGAAGATGACATGGGAGATGAAGATGAGGAATTCTAAACCACAAACTACTATGAAATCTATTTTAAAAGTAAAGACTAAAAGTTTCCTTGAAAACTATAGAGAAAATAGAATGAAAGATATGTTAGTTGAAGATATTAATATTATTGATGATGATGAACAGAAAATTAAACAACTGATTAAAGAAGGTACTCTTACAGATAAATTATTAATTGAAGCAATTAAAAATGTGATGAAAGAAAGGATTAAAAAATGACTGATATTAAAAGTACAGTACTAAAAGATATTTTAAGTAAGAAATTAAATAAAGCTAAAGAAGGTATGACACAAATTCTTAAAGATAAATCATTTAAAGCTATTGAAGATTTCAAGACATCTTTCAAATATGAACTACCAACTCAAGATGCACCAACACCAACACCAACACCAGCAGAAACTCCAGAGGCAGATAAATGAAAACTTTATTACGAAATGTAATTAATACTTTTAAAGAAGATTTAGCATCTGTAAGACGAGCTAATAGAGATAAAGAATCTGCATTAAAAAAAGCTAATAGAGATAAAGAAGTTGCAATTCGTAAAGCAGATATGGATAAGAAACAAGCGAAATCAAAAGTAGATCGGGATAAAGAAATGCAAAAGAGAATGGATAAAAAAGAAAGTATCATTCAAAAAGTAACTGAGTATATTAAAGCAGATGGTGCAAGAAAAAAATGTCATGGTGGTGATGGCCGAAGAACAGAGAACCATGATTGTGATAAAGTACATTCTGACATGACACATAAAGAATGGGAAGCATCACAAGATACACCAAAGGATGAAACTAAAAAGTAATGAAAATAGTTGATGACATGATTGATAATGTTCTTGATGAAGTAATGAGTAAGATTGTAAGAATGAGAAAATCGAGAATGATGAAAACAAAAGGAAAACAGATTGCTCGTAAACGTAAGATTGCTATGAAGCGTAAAGCAACACCAGAGAAATTAAAAACAAGAGCAGTTAAAAAAGCAAGAGATATTATTACAAAAAAGATTTTAAAAGATAAAAGTAAATCAAGTTTATCTATAGCAGGCAGAGAGAAATTAGAAAAAAAATTGAAAAAGAAACAAGCAGTAATTAAAAGAATTGCGAAGAAGATGTTACCAAAAGTTCGTAGTGCAGAAGCTGAACGATTAAAGAAAAGAGGAGAGAAGGCATGAAACTGATAACCGAACATACTCACGAAGTTGAGTATATTACTGAGGGTAAAGGTAAAGAGCAATATATTAAAGGTATATTCATGCAGGCTGATCTTAAAAATCAGAATGGAAGAATATATCCACATGCTGTTTTAAAGAAAGAAGTAAACAATTTTAATAATAAATATGTTAAAGAAGGTCGAGCTCTTGGTGAACTTGGACACCCGATGGGTCCTATCATTAACTTGGATAGAGTATCTCATGTTA